GCCGCATCTGCCTCTCGAGGCATCCCACCTGGCACAACCCAAGGACAGCCCGAAGACTTCCTTGGGGGTGTAAGACCAGGTCAACCTGAAGTCTTAGCTTCGCCGTTGTGCGAGGTTAAGCGGCCGGAGAACAAGCTAACCTCCGGTGACGGTCTTGGTGAGATCAAGTTGGCACCAGGACCGGTGGCGGGTTCCCAAGCGGGGAGCCTGCCGCCAGCGTCAGACGTGGAAGACGTTAAACTCCACGAGGGTGGTATCGCCGATAGATTACCAACAATGGCCGATGTTGATTTCCGGCCAGAAGCGACGGTACCAGAGCCCACCATACGGGCCGGGCTTGCAACACGCGTGTTGCAAGCCATCAGGAGGAAGTTCACATTCACAGAGATTGAAATGGTCTGTGGATTTAGAGTTTGGCAATGTCTGGAAGCAGCGTGGGGTGTGTTGGAATTATTACGGATGATTAAATCCCCAACACCACGCCATTTGGCTAGACTGTTGTTCCAAATCGGATTTACGTATATGTTGAATTACCGAAGGTTATTGTACATATACCATAACTGGTTTAGAGCAAAGTTTGACAAACCGGAGATTGCACCACAAGTGTTACGGGCGGCTTTTGAAGTTACTGCTATACCTGTGTTTAAGAAATTGGAACATCATACACATGGGTTAGCGGCGGCCGAACGCAACGCAGCATCCGCATTTATGAGGCACTACGCGACTACCAATGGGTATGAGTTATATATGTATCAAGGTAGTGCCGCGGACGAGCGTCATGGTGTACAATATTACCGCGAGGCGTATTGGGCGAAAGATTTGTTAGTTAAACCGAAAGGTTGGAATCCCCCAAATAACGCCATGATAGGTATGGTTGACGTGGACATGTATATTAACATGCCAGCTTTCCTATCACGTAATAAGCGACCTGTTATCATATACACTTTCCAGCCCACGGCAGTGAGTCGTGTGACTGAAAATTTTGCGTATACGTTTGACAGTGAAGGATTTGTGCACTATTACGTCACGGGTGGGGAGAAATATAGACACCAAGTCTGGAACTACGGCATTGGGACTATTTTAGCTAAGCATGATGGTTATACATCTGCGTATATAGTGAACCGTAGAAAGACCGGGATTGACCATGAGTTGATCTTGTTAACTCCATTGGGTGGGTGGTATGGTGAGTCACCATTTGAGAGCATTTCAGAGTACGCATCAAGGCGTTCGAAATGCTTCTTTTTGGGAATAGTACTCACTGGCGCAGTAGCGATAGAATTCAGCCCACAACACATCGAGCCTCCATTCTCGAGGACAATACTAGAGAGTGAGGAATTGAAACGGCTCAAGATGTGTGAGTCGGCAAATTATAACCGACTACAAATAATGGAGGAAAAAGGAGTGTTTATGTCAACAGGCATGGTTGGCAAGTTCGCGTCAGTAACAGTACCTATAGTTATAGACGAGCTAGCCCACCTTGCCGCAATGAACTCTAAATCCGGGATAACAGTACAATCTTTAACCTCTTTCACAGAAGGAGATAGAGACTTGGCATTGATGTTACTGGACTATCATAAATTGAAGGCCCCGAAACCTGGACCACTTGTTTTCCCGGTGGGTGACGCGGTAAGAAGTTACCAGTTTAAACCGGACAAGTATGATGAAGATGCTAAGGACTCTGTTGTTGCTTTCATGCAGCCGCTGATTCATGAAGCCTATGCACCCCAGATCTGTAAGAATAATGAGGAGCAGATGGTACAGGGCCGTATTATCGATGTCCGTCCACAGAAGTTGGAACTTACTGAGTTCATAGCGAAGACGATGAACGAATTTGCCTCACTATTAATTCCTGAGGCTAAGAAGAACAGCATGGTTCCTGTGGATTATGAGACAGTGAAGGAGAATCAGCCACGGCCAACACAGCAGCGCATATTAGAGGAGGCCGAGTTTTCGTTAATGGAACGCCAAACGGAGAAAGGAGTCACAAAATCCTTTCCAAAGAAAGAATTATATGGCGGCATTAAGGATTCGCGGTGCATCTCCACAATTGATGGCGCTGACAAGCGAGATTACTCAGCTTATATGTATTCCTTCGCTGAGTTGATGAAGAAGCAACCCTGGTATGCTTTTGGCATGAAACCTGTTGAGATAAGTTATAGAGTTACTCAGGTGCTGAAAGATGCGAAGACAGCGGTGAATACAGATTTCTCAAGGTTCGATGGACATGTGTCGAATTTATTACGTGAACTGGAACGAGCTTGCTTAATGCGTGCCTTCAAACCAGAACATTTGACGGAGGTCGCCGAGTTGCACACCCGCCAATATGGGCTGAAAGGTATAGCACCATTGGGCACTAAGTACGACACCGGTTATTCACGGTTATCAGGATCACCTGAGACTTCTGTATTTAATAGTTTGGACAATGCCTTCATAGCCTACCTAACCTTACGGCGCACGAAAGAACGTGGGCGGTTTCTAACCCCCACGGAAGCATGGGCTCGGTTGGGTGTCTATGGAGGAGATGATGGTCTAACTGCTGATGTGGAAGAGAAGATTTACGTTGAGTCTGCCAAAATGATGGGGCAGGTCTTAACAGTGGAGCCTGTGAATGTGGGCGACCCAGGCATAAAGTTTTTAGCCAGACTTTATTCGCCAGGGGTATGGCATGGTGTTATGGACTCGTGTTGTGATTTGAAACGACAATTGTCTAAGCTACATGCCACTGTGAAACTGCCATCAAACATAACACCTTGGCAGAAACTTTGTGAGAAAGCGCGAAGTTTTCTGTTAACGGATGAGAATACACCGATCATTGGGCCATTTTGTAAGAAAGTCCAGGAGTTAAATGGCGGCGTTATTATTGAGGATGAGCGGTTATCACAAATCAAACCGTGGAATTCCACTTTCGACAAATCTGTACAATACCCGAATGCACCGGGTGACTGGATGGACGAGTTGTGTGAGCGTGACATACCTACATTTGATCATAAGAAATTTGATAAGTGGTTGTCTGAAGTTAAAACACAACAAGGCCTACTAAAAGCAGAAACGTTCGCGGAACCATCAGTTGCCAAATCAACTGTTCCAGTTGTCGAGAGTAAGGAACTCGTTGGGGGATCGTTCACACCAACAGTGGAGTTTAAACAATTTAAATCAGGGGATGAGAAGATTGATGTGTCAATAACACAGCCTATCCCCGTTGCAAAACCAAAGAATCCATTGTTACAATCAAGTTGGGCGATCACTAAACCACAGGTAGTGGAGTTACTACCAGAGCCAGTGAAGGCGGGTAAACCAGACTATCGGAAACCCGTCAAGGATAAGAAAGATAAACCTAGGGGGAATAAGCCCCAAGTGAAAGATAGTCGACGCAAGGTTGAGAAACGTGGTGGTGCTGTTGAGGTGAGATCAGATGCTAAGACAGTGCCCACGGGGAAAACCCCAACAGTCATAAGCAGGACGCATTCAGTTGTTAGACCTGCATCTGTAGGGGGTGATCCACCACCTTACGTCCCATTCAGCGGTATTGAGCAATTGGCCGCCACACCATTAATTAGTCAGTCTAACTCTGGTGGCGTCAATTCTCAGCGGGTAATATACCGCGGTAAGGAGCATGTGCTGGCTCCAACGAGGCCGGAACCGGCTAAGGTTCTGGCGGCCCCTAGCTAGGGCCATAGAACCGCTATGTGACCGGGGTGTGTTTGGACACCCCGGGTGATTAGTTCAGTAGCGAAACGTAACTAGTCACATAGCGATGCAGAAATCATCGAAGCAAAAGTCTGTTAACCAACCACGCAGACGTAACACTAGTGGTAGGAAGAAAAACAACAAAAACCAAAACCGCGGTCAACTGGTGATGGCTCCAGTTGCCGTGGCAAGACCAATTAAGAACAACAAGCCATCGTTTAAATCACTCCCTAATGGTGATTGTCGTATCATCCACAAGGAATACGTAGCGGACCTTAAAGCGGGCTCAGGAACACCAAGTGCTTATAATGTAGGCATTGGTGTCAGTTTGAACCCTGGGTTTGCCACCGTGTTCCCATGGTTGTCAGCTATCGCGTTGAATTATGAGTCTTATAGATTTAACTCATTGCGATTCAGGTATGAAACTGAAGCACCTACAAGCTTGGGTGGTACTGTCATTGGTGTTGTAGATTACGACATCTCTGATGACGCACCCCCAACAAAGGCGATTGCTATGTCTTATAGAAATGCTATTCGCAGTGCCCCGTGGACTTCATTCATAATGCAGTGCTCACGTGAAGACCTCAAGAAACGATCGTCTTATTACGTGCGTAGTGGCGCTGTGACTGATGTTGACTTGCATCTTTACGATGTTGGCAAAGTGTATCTTATTTCGCAAGGAGTAAGCACATCTTTGGCCACATTGGGTGAGGTGTATGTGGAATACGACATCACATTGATGACCCCAACGGCAAAAGCCTTAGAAACATTGGCACCTACACCGTTAGTATGTGGGCGTTGGAAGGAGTTGGACGCTGAAGGGCCCCAGACTGGGAGCAAACCACTGGGCACTAACCCTACAGTATACGCGGAGAACCATGGGATCACATATGATGGATCGGATAGTTCATTTCTTTTCACCGAGAAAGGTAATTATTATTTTGTCATGTGGACCGGAGGATCAAGTTTATCTTCTGCATTCCCCAGCATGACATTGTTAGCTGGTGGATCATGGAGTGCGAGTAGACTTGAGACCCAAGGCGGTGGAAGTGGCCTCATGGATGTGTGGTCATTAGAATTTGATGATGATACTAACATTGTTCAATATCAATTAACATTGGGATCATTCTCCGGATGTAATGTTCTTATAACTAAGGTAAATGATGGAATGTACTCATCGGGTAGGAAAGAGAGGAAAGAACTTAAAGAGAATAAACGACGTTCCTCAATAGAGAGTGAATACGAATCTGACTTTCCTCCTGTGGTATCTGTTGTACCGGCAGCAAAAGAAAGTGTAGCTGCAAAGCCACCTGCGAAGGTTAAATCTAAGAAATAGTATTAACAACATGGTAGTACCAGCGTAGATTATCTATGCGTCAGTCAACATGATGTTAAAACTATATAATGCGTTTAACACTTTAGCATTCAAACATGGGCACGTAAG